GTGTTCTTCGAATGCACCCGTTGCAAGTAGAGGCACTTATCAATCAACATGAACGGGGCTTGTTGATAGAGACGACACATGATGTCTTGGTCATCAAGAACGGTCAGTTGTTCGTTGTAGCCACCGGCTGCGTCGTAGACCGTGCGGCGAAATGCCCGCAAGTGGTTCGGCGCGTACCAGATATAACTGACGTTTTGTGGATACGGCAACAGTGAGTTGCACTGCAACACTGATTGGCCGTTCACCTCGACTTCGGTGTACTCCCAACCGTGGGCTGAGTTGAACCGTTGATCGTTTCGTGAACCATCTTCGTTGATCTGTGCACATTGGCTATACACGAAGCCAACCGATGGGTTGGCATCAAACGTAGCGACCACTTCAGCCAAGGCTTCTCGAGCCAGTAAGTCGTCGTGGTCAAGTTCCAACAAGAACTCACCTCGAGCTTGCTCGCAGGCATAACGCTTTGCTGCTCCAACACCATGCAGATCGTTGTTCTGCAACACTCGAACCCGAGGATCAGCAACCGGCGGGCGCCAGTTCGCTCCGTTGTTCATCACGACAACCCACTCCCAATCGGAGAAGGTCTGAGCTACAAGGCTGTCAAAACATTCATTCAGGAACGTTGGACGGTGGCTCGGCGTGAAGACGCTAATGCGCGGTTCGGTGGAGCTCACTTCTTCGGACGCCCAATGACCGTTACCGGAACCTTGTGGTCCTTACGAGCCAACAACAGCGGTAACCCACGTGCTTGATGTTGTGTCGTAATACTTGAGCTGAGTCATTAGTTAAGCGCCAATCCGATCACGTTGCTGCCGTAGTTGGGGGCAGTACCAGAACCAGCAATCGTTGGCAGCGTTGATTGACCAGTCCCGTAAGTTGCAACACGAAGGTTGCCTGCGAGAGTTCCTGCAGTTGGGGTAGACGCTCCAAAGTTGATGAGTGGAGAGTTGGTGCTAGCAACAATTGTTGGAATAGTCGTGCCAGCAAACAAAATGCCGATGTAATACTGACCAGCAGCAAGCGTCTGAGGTGTAGTAAATGAAATTGAATATGAAGTTGAGGCTGCAACAGTGGTGGTGTTGGCAGAGCCAGTAAGCAATGTCCCTGCTTGGTTGTAGATGCCAAAGTAGCCAGCCGTTAAACCGGAACCTGCCGTTCCACCAGACCTAAATCCAACATTAGAAATGGTTGTAGTTGCACCAACATAAAATTGCGTTAAGTAAAGAACTCCACCAGTTAGCGTCATGGCGGTGTTGGTCAAAGAAAGGTCAACCGTCCATGCTTTAAGACCAAGTTGTGCTGGACCAATAACGTTTGGCGTACCACCTTGAGTTCCTTGATTGCCCTGAAAGCCCTGGTTGCCTTGGAACCCTTGAAAACCTTGTGCGCCGACAACAGCCGTGACCCAAGTGCCTGATCCAGTGTCGTAATACTTAAGTTGTGTCATTTGAGTCCAAACCAAACAATTCGAGGGACAGTTGCACCGCTTGATGGCGTACCAGAAACATTGGAAGGCAAAGCAGTAAGCGTCGTTCCCGCAACAGTCGCCACTCGTGCTCCACCTGCCAAAGTGTTTGCGGTGAATGAAGTGCCAACGTTAAAAGCGTTACCGCTACCAGTTGATGAAATGGCAGACAAAAGCGATGGTGAGGTTGTGGTGCCGCTGCCAATGAGGAAAGCAACGTAATAAACAGTGTTTGCGGTCATTGTATAAGAGGCGGTTAAAGTAGCCGTTGCTGCACCAGTGGACATAAGCGCACTAGAAAAATCGCTTGAGCCTTGAAGCAATGCTCCGGATTGACTGTAGATCCCGGCGTAGCTTGTGCTGACTGAGGTGCCTGCGTTCGTCACAAAGAACAAAATGCTGTTGACGGTGATATCAACTGGCGAAATAAATCCGATGTAGAACACTTGCCCTTTGGTTGGTGCTCCAACAGAAGCAGCAGCAGCAGGGTCGTAACTCCATGCTAGAAAACCGTTCTGAGCGTTAGGTGTCCAGTAAGTTCCAAAAGCGGTGTTGCCTTGAACACCTTGGTTGCCCTGCGATCCTTGGGCACCAGTAGAACCTTGGCTGCCAGTTGTACCTTGGCTGCCAGTTGCACCTTGAGCGCCAGCTGCGCCGGTAGTCCCTTGTGATCCAGTTGTACCTTGGCTGCCAGTTGCACCTTGAGCGCCAGCTGCGCCCTGACTGCCTTGGAATCCTTGTGAACCCTGTGGGCCAGCCACAGTTGAGGCTGCACCTTGCGGCCCTTGAGGGCCTTGGGTTCCATTGCCTGTTGCTGAAGTATCAAGCCAAAGAACTGATTGGTTCCCTGGGGCAGTTGCGGATCGAACTACGTCAGTTGGGCCTTGAAAACCTTGGTTTCCTTGGTTACCTTGTGGGCCTTGAGCCCCGGTTGCACCTTGAAAGCCTGCACCTTGTGGCCCTTGGTAACCTTGCGGACCCATAGTCGGGTAAAGCACTTGAGTTGAGGCCGGCGCAAGAGTCGACAAGTCAACAGTGTGCCCAGGTAACGACTTGCTCAAAATGACCGTGTACGTCCGAGGTGACGTGTCCTGAATCTTCTCGGTGACGATGTAACCAGTGCCGGTCGGCAACGTCGTTGAGTCATCATTGGCCGGCAACGTGATTGAACCGTAACCACTGGCGTCAAGCGTGACAAGCTGCAAATCCCCCACAACAATGTCGTTGCCATCGGTGATTGGATACGTCAACTGAAATGACACCGTGCCCGCAGCTGGTGCGCCACCGGTTCCGGTGTAGGTGAACGTGACGGTGGTTGCAGTAAAACTCACAGTGAGCCCTTTCCAAAGCGACGTCGGAACCGGCGCACCTTGTTATTGACAATGATCTTGAGCACCGTCCATTGACGGTTGAGCCACGACCGGCGAGTCATGACTGTGGTTGTGCTGCCTGCAACGCTGCGACCTGAGCCTCAAGTTCGGCAATGGTCATGGCTGTTTGTTGCTTCTTGGTCGGCGGGTACGTTGGAGCACCGGAGAAGCCAAGCAATTTGCCAACCCACGGATACTTGACCTCGAGCGTGCGAAGTCCAATGGTGAGCGCAGCGCCAATGGCTGCAAACAGTTCGGCCGACAGCTGCGGGTCAATGTTCAGCCCAAGCCGGGTCGCAATGGCAATGACGCCAGAGAGCACCCAAGGAGTGAGCGAACGCACAATGGATCGGACAGTGTCTTGTGTCATGGGTCTCCTAGTGACGAATGATGAGGGCAGTGACGGTGAGACCAATTCCAACGAATGGCCAAACCATCATTTGAATGACCTGCATTGACCGGGTACGAAGTTCGACCTTGCCGGTTTGCTTGGTGTCCGTGTTTTCAATCTCTTTAACCCGGTGATCGAGGCCGTCAATCTTGACGTCAAGGTTACGAATGTCGCCCTTGGTGGCAAACGAGGATTGTGCTCGTTGTAACTCGGTCAAAAGGTTGTCTTGTTTGTCGAAACGCTTTTCAATGGATTGCCACAATTCTGAGATGGTGATGCCGCTATCAGCCATTGGACCGCTCCTTTGTGATGAGGCGGTCGATCATTTCCACAACGCTTTCCAGGTGCCCGGACCGGTCTTCCCAGAGGGTGGAAGGTGTGACGTGCGCTGGAACGCAACAAGAGCGTTGAACGTGGCTTTGCCAAATTGTCCGTCGTTGACGATCTTGGCGTGGTGCTTGTTGAGCAGGCTTTGCAGCTGCCGCACCGACTGGCCAGAGTCACCCATCTTGAGCAGCGGGTAGTTGACCGGCAATGGGTAGGGACGGTGATGCTTCAGCCAGTAGTCAGAGGCTCGACCGGTTTGGGTTGACCAAATGCCGTCAGGTCGAGCGCCAATGATTTGCTGCCAGCGGAACACGGCCTTGGTGGTCTTTGGTCCGTAGATGCCATCAACGTCGGCGGCGGTCAACAAGTGCTGAGCAACAAGGGTGCGCTGAATGGCTGCCACCTTGGTGCCATGTGAAGCACCGGCGTAGATCGGGGCAGGGAATCGGTTTTGCCCAGGCTTTGGTGGCTTGACGCCTGATCCGGTAACGCTTGCCCACCAGTTTGGGTCAGCTGCGGAAATGTCCACGTTGCCGCCAAGTCCATTGACCCGACCAACGCTGGTGTATTGCCAGATTGACCAACCGTTGACGCCCCATGCGCCTGAGTACGGCATTTGCAATCCACAGGCTGTGGCTACTGGCGAATAACCGGCAGGATACGCCGCAACCCACAACTTCCACAATGTCAACGCCTGGGCACTTGACCAAGGGTAGAAGCCGCCGGTGTAGATGATTGGCGTGCGACCGGTCAGCGTCTTGACGGTTGTCATGAAGTCATACGCCCACTTGGTGGACGCTGCGCCGCTCAGTACGTTGACCTCGAGGTCGAGTGCCGGTGGAAGTTGACCGCCAGCGCCACCGTGAGCGACGAAGTATTGCGCCGCAGCTTGTGCGGTGGTCTTGCCGGGCTGAGCGAAGTAGTAGCCGCCCCATGGGATACCGGCTTTGGTGGCTCCTGAAGTGTCGGCTGACCAGTATTCGTTGACGTAGTTCGTTGCTTCGGAGTTCTTGATGTAGAGGCCGGCAACTCCTGCTCGAGCAACCTTTGACCAGTCAATGGGGTGTGGATTGTTCGATGACACATCAGCCAACCGCACCCATGAGGCGCACTGAGCCGGTGTGGCAATCGCTGCCGAAGCACTTGCCGATGGAAGCACCGACAGACCCAAAGCGGCGCAGGTCAAAGCAAGCAACGAAGAAAAGCGTGAGCGCACGGTGACCTCCGAGGTCAGGTGGTTGGACGAAGCACAGCAAGGTTTTGCGTTGATGGCGACGACGCAACGGTGATCTCATACGTTTGACGTGAGACGTTATGAATTAACTCGGTAACGACATAGACAGTCGATGATCCGGTAACTGCCAGTGAGGCAGCGCCAAAGCCATTGATGAGGTCAATGGATTGCACAGACGTTGCCGGTGCGCCGTGAGCTCGAAAACGAACCGATCCGGTTGCTGGGTTGCCGGCTGTTGTGGAATACGAAAAAATTAAAGCGACTTGCGCCACGGCTACCAGCCAATGGCCATGTAGTCGACTCGAACAGTCCCGCTTGAGACTGCGCCCGCAAGTCTTGGCACAATGACAAAGTTTCCAGTCGCTGCACTTACAAGCCAGCCCGAGTCAATCAACGTGTTGCCTGGTGACCACACAACCGTGAGGCAGCCGTTTGGAAATGCTTGGTTGAAATTGAATTGCGCTTGCCCTCCACTGACGGCAGCGGTTGCCGTGCCGGCTTGAATGGCAAACGGCTTTGAGACGGTGCCAGCAGTCGGCGCCGCTCCGCCTGCTCGAGAAGTGCCCGGATACTGAACAACCAATTGGCTGTAAGTGCTGGCGCCGTTTTGTTGTGTCCAAATAGGACGCCATGCGGCGCCGTCGTAGACCCAAAGGGTATTGGTGTCTTGGGTGTAGCACTTTTGCCCTTCAATAATGCTTCCCGAAGGCAATGCGGCATTTCGAGTTGTTGTGCTAGTGAAAATCGCCGTGGATTGCTGCATGAGGTAGCCGTTGACGTCAGCTGCGGACAGCGGAGGTGCGCCGGTGCCACCGGTAAAGGTTTTGAATCCGTTTGCCATGGGGTTCTCCTAGATTCCGACCGACCCGAAGGTGTAGGTCACTTTGTACGTTGCAGAAACTGCGTCGATGTTCCAAGCCATGGACTCAACAACCTGTGTCAATGAAATGCCAGGGCTAGTGAGGTCAACACGATTCGATCGTTTAGCGTCGGCGCTTGTTGGCGGGTGAAAGACCACTCGAACAATTGCGCCAAGTTCAAGGGCTGCCAAAACCGCTTGATTGCTTGAGTTGGTGCGCTGCAAGTTGACGGTCATCATGTCGAAACGCACTTCAGGGTCTTTGTAGAGGCTCAAGATGTAGTTGGCAAGGTCTTGAGCGTCTGCATCGTTGGCCAATGCCGTGCCGCTCATGTCATACGAACGAACGAGGTAGGTGTCCTGGCTGTTCTGATCGTTGGCAACTACTCGCTTACCGCTTTGCCCGCCTCCTGCACCAGCGGTTCCCGAAGCCACCACCTGGTTGAACAGCAGCTGTGTCGCCGAGAGCATTTGAATGGACTCGTAGTAGATGCCCGAACCGGAGTCTGAAAAGGTAATGGTCGGAGTTCCCTTGAGGTCTGGCCGAGAACGAATGATGAGCGTGCCAGTGCGGTCAACATACATCCAGCCGTATTCGGCCTTCTCTACCTTTTGCAAGTGCTCGAGCGCCGAAACATCCGCAAGCGTTTGAGCTGCAAGCAATCGAACGTTGACTGAGGTCTGGCAGACACGGTAATTGTCGGCGTCCACGACGTAGATGTTCTTGGATGCGTCAGTGGCGACACCGGCTGGAGTTGAAAGATTTGAAAATGCTGCATTGCCGGTTCCGGTTGTTGACCAACGGATGACACGGTTTGAACCGCTGTCTGAGACGTAGAGAACGTCGTCGGAGCCAATGGTGAGTTTGGTTGGGTTGACCAAATTGGAAATTGCCACGGTGTTCCAAGTGGTGCCGCTGCCCGAATACTTCTTGACCAGGTTGTTGTCAGCAGCGTAAATGCCGCCTTTGGAATCGACTGCCACGTCGGTTGGAAATGTCAAACCACCAATAGTTGAAACCGTGCCACCAGACAACTTTTTGATGTTGGCTCCGCCGGTGTTGGCAACGTAAACGTCACCATTTGCCGTGACGTCAATTCCCGATGGGCTAGACAACGTGCCAAACGCCAACGTGGTTTGCGTTGAGCCAACCAACTTTTTGACGTTGTTGCGACTGGCATCAACGTCGGTGACGTACACAGCGTCGCTTGCATCAATGGCAATGCCAACTGGCGTGACCAAACCAGTAAATGGCAACAAGTTGCCGGAGGAACTGTTGAAGCTGTAGACCGAACTGTCGTCTGGGAACGTGACAACCCACCGGTTGGTTGAGGTGATCGCTACGCCAGCTGCTCGGCTCCTACCGTGAGGATGCGAAGTTTGCGCAAGGCCGATTACAGAAACCGGATCAGGGTAGGAAATTTGCGTGTTGTTAAACACGGCAGGGATTCGAGTCTCGGGGAACTCTTCGTCGACGGTAACGCCAACTAAGAACATCGAGGCCAACAGCCCCATGCCGTCGACGCATGACACCTCGACCGTTGAAGTGCCATTGATGTCGTACTTGATCCGGTAGTCCTCAACCCGGCCAACAAAGATCACTTCGTTAGACAAGGTGATGCGCACCAGCGTGCGAGGCACGATGCCTGGGTAATAGATCGAAGTTGTGTTCAGCGGGTCAAAGGCTCGGTCTTCGTTGCGCAACGTAAACGAAGCGGTGCCGGCGTTGAATGAGTCCAGTTCTCGAGACCGGCCACGGTTGACCATGACGCTCCCGCTGACTCGGTCGGAAATGTCAAAGTAACTCGGAGCAAGCAAGACGTTTGAAGGCGTGCCGCTGCCATCTGCCAGGACACCTTTGACCGCATCGTCAAGAGTGAACGCATTGGCCAACGTCGCTCCAGTAAGGAACGCCATTTCAAGTGTGAACGAAGGAACCGTTGAGGTCATGAATTAGTGAACGGCGTGGCTGATGGAAGCGAGGTTCGAATTGGAATCGGTCCATTCGTGCGCGTGTGGGCAACAAGAGCTGCGACAACTTGGTTCGGATCACCGCCGTGTACGTTGATGGTGACGTGGGCTTGGTTAGCGTTCGGGGCGCCAATGACGCCACCGGCGCCAAGTCCACCACCAGCGGTTGTCCCAACTGGCTTGATTGCGGTGCTGATGGCGGCACCTGAAGGACCTGACGCGCCACCCTCACTAATTTTAGGAATTTGAAACGTTTTTCCACCGACAAACGGAATCCAACTTGGAAGAGTAAATTTGAACCCGCCAACAGTGTGGTTCCACAGCCATTTAATGCCTTCCATGGCAAGTTTGAATGGAGCCGTAATTGCGTTGCCAATCCACTTAAACGCATCGCCCACTGGTTTTTTGATTTTGTCCCACACCGTCATGAATGGCTGAACAAAGTATTTGTCAATGAACCCCCAAATTGCATTGACGATTTTTTTGATGTGCTCCCAAATCCAGTTCCACACCTTTTTGACGACTTCCCACACTTGATGCCAGTGCGTAATCAACAGAACTAACACGCCAATCAAAATTAAAATCAAAGCGCCAATTCCAGTGGCAATAAATGCCGCAGTCAACGCACTTAAACCGCCGGCAGCCGCCATTGCTGCAAGATCGAAGCCCATAAGCCCGCCGATTGCAACAACTGCTGACGCAAAAATGCTTCCAAAACCAGCAACGGCTGTCCATAAAGGCGCCATCATGCTGCCCCATGCAGCTACTAGCGTTGTACCAATTACGGTAACGAGGGCTTTCCAAACCCACTGATGCTGGTTGGCATAGTCAATAAACTTCGAAAATTTGTCAAGCACTGCGGAAATTGCAGGTTGAAGTTTGTCGCCAAGTCCTTTAGAAAGGTCAGTGGCTTTGGCTCGAGCTTCTTTCAGTTTCCCGGCATAGGTTTCTGCTGCTGCGGATGCTTGGCCTTTGAGGCGGTCGCCAAGCGTTTTGAGAACAGCCTTGGACGCGCCTTGAACACTTTGTAATTTGTGTTCTGCCGATTGAACTTTTCCGAGCGCCTTTGCGTAGGCAGCATGACCTTGAGCGCCGGCTTGTGCGGCGTTAGGGAAGTTTGCGATTACAGCGGCCATGGCTTGCTGGGCTGCGGTAACTTTGTCTTGCGCTTGCTGCAATTTCATTGCCGATGCTTGTGGTATTGCAATGTCAATGCCAAGCTGCTTGAGAACTCGACTGTTGCCCGATGCGGCTTTGTCCACGGCAAGCATGGCAGCGTTTAAGTCAATGCCTTTTGCAGCTGCAAGGTCGAGGGCGATTGGAAGGTGCTTCATTGATTCTGTGACGCTGCCAGTCGAAATGACTGATTGAGCAAGTGCTTTGTTAATTTGCGCTGAGGTCATCCCAAATTTGTGATAGCTACCTTGGACACGTTCGACTTGCTTTTCGGCTTTCTTCCAACTGCCGCCAGAGCCTTCAACGGATGCTTTCAACTGTTCGTTAGCGGCGGCGTAATCCTCTGCCGATTTCAATGAGAAGGCAGCAATGGCAGCGCCGGCACTTAGGGCAGCCATGCCAACCTGCTTCAAGGCGTTTTTGACAATGTCTTTCATGCGGCCAGTTTTGGTTTGGAACTTTTCCATGTGGTGGCCCATGGTGGTCAAAGCACCGGCGCCGACAATGTCCATTTTTTCAAACTGTTCGCCGACTTTGGCCAAATTCTTGCCAATTCGAGTTGACATGTCATTGAACTGACGAGCCATTTTGTCGACGCTTTTGCCGGTGTTGCGAGTTTCGTTCTCAACAACTTTGGACAGCGTTGATTTACCGGCGACAACGACGGTGAAAACTGAAGTTTTACTAGCCATTGGTCACCCCTGCTGCTGATTGAGCGGCCAAAAGGCCGGCCATGATTGCTTTTTCTGCGGCTTCTTTGATTTCGGCTTCGTGCTCATGGACCGACGCCCAGAGGTAGTTGTGCGAAGTCTGCCGTATTTCGACGTTGCGATCACCAAACAGCGGGTGCATCCAGTACGCACGGCTTTCTTTTCCACCGAGTTCCCACAGCCGTGAGACGGCATCGACTGGATAGCCCACTTTGTCCTGGACAACCTTGACGGTCATGCCAGACACCTTCACCTTGATGGCGTTTGCCACCATGGCTCGAATGCTGCCGTGCTTGTCGTGGTAGCTCTCGGTTCCTTGCGAAGGAATAGCCCGCACGTTCGATTTGGCGCCGTCGGCAATCTCTCTACCAATCGCACGGAGCCCACGCGTGAGCTCTTTCTTGGCAGCGGGATCAATCGACTTCAAAACCTTCGGTAAAGCGAGAAGGTCCGAGACATCAACAATGGCAAACGAATTGCTATTGCTCATTCTCGGACCGCCTCATCTTCTTTGTTGCACAGCCAAATAAGGTGCTCAATGTACGCAATCGGCTCTTCAGCCAAAATTGACGGTGCAATGCCCATGCGTAGGGCCAAGCGACAGATGGCGTCTGTCGTTGGCCCTACGAAGGGTCCAATTCAGCGTCCGGGTCCACCACTTCTTCAACGGTCTTCAACCAGTCGTCGAACAGGATGCGAATGCCGTGGTGAGCAAGGTTGTCCCTTTGCTCGGCTTCCCATGCCAACCAGTAGATGTATTCGATCTTCATGGTCTCGGCTTGAAACGCTTGACCCATGCCAATTTTGAATTGACGTTCGAACGCAACGAGGATCGCTGGGGTCAGCGTGTACGTGTTTGGAGCCAACTGCTCTCCGTTTTCTGCAAGTTTCGTGACGGTTAGGCGGGAGGCGGCCATGGTTATGCAGTCGCCGTCGTGATTCCGCTCACGACCGGGAAGGTGAGTGAGAGTTTGCCGACGTCGCCAACTTTGCCGTCAACCGGCATGTAGTTGGAGATAAGTGCCGTCATGGTAAATGAAGGGTTGGTCGTGCTGGTGGCGCTTGCCGTTGGCTTGACCACAACCGTCGTCGTTGAACCGACGAGAGGTGAAAGCGTGGCATGAACGCTTGAGGCCGAGTAGTCGGCGTAGAGGCTCAGCGTGAGCTTGTTGTTCTCAAGTCCGGTCACGAAGTTGTGAGCGGTGTCACCAAATGCAGTGGTTTCGACTTCGTCAAGCTTGCGCTCGACGGTCACTTGCTCAACCTGTGAAGACAGGTCCACCGAGTTGATGACCACGGTGGCGTTTTTGTAGACGAATTTCGCCATGGTTATGCTCCTTTTTCCGGTGCGACCGGCTCGTTACTTGGTACTGCGGATTTGGGCGTCAAGTGACCGCCCTCGATCAGTGCTTCGACGTTGCAGCCTTCGCAGTCGGCATCGGTCACGGTGGACCCTGCCGAAGCAAAGACAAGCAGCGTGCTTGTGACGGTGTAGGTCATGGTTCTCCTAGGGGTAAACAGCAACGGTGAATTCGAGCGTCAGGTAAATCGTTGGTCCACCGCCGACACTGATGGCAGGGCCCCGAAAAACGGAGATGACGGTGGTGTTGCTCACAATCCCGCCAAGGGTTGCGTCAGATTCAATGGCTTCTCGAATGGAGCCAGAGCCGTTAGGGCTCATGAACTTTTGCAGCTTGAGTTGCGCGCTCCTGGCATCGGTACGAGCCACCAGCACGTTGACGATGATGTCAACTTGTCCGGTCATGGAGTCGTTCATCGACATTTGGTACTGGACGTCCATCACCGAAACAATCGCTGCGGGGTCTGAGAACGAATCTGGGAGGTAGCCAAACGCTTGCAAACCCGGAATGGTTTGCAGATTGGTTTGGATGCCTTCGCAAATGGCTTGAAGGTCACCAATCACAGGATGAAGACATCCTCGAGCGAGTACGGCTGGATCAGCAGCTGCGCGTGTGGGTGTAATTGGTTCTTGACTCGGACAATGCCGGCCTCACCGAACGACGTAGCGCCAAGTGGTGCCTTGATGGCTTGAAACGTGGCTGCGGCTTGAATGACTGCCGCTTGGAAGATGGCGTCGGGCACTTGTGCCCAACCCCACTTGGCTGTGATTTGCACTTGGGGAACGACGTTGCGCATGGAAATGGCAGCGCCACCCCACACAGGGAAATACAGCGAACGAATGGCACGAAGTCGATTGCAAGGCCAAGGCATGCCGTAACGCATGCCGTTAAGCGGCTCCATTTGATAATCAGCCGAAGTCCACGTTTGGTCCCAAGTGCGCAGTCCGACCGGGTCGGTCTTCACAATGATTGTTTGGGTCGGGTCAAAGTCATCGCATTCGACAGCCAAGACGCTCTCAGCCACAAACACTCGAGCACTGGCGACGTCGTCTTGGTAAAAGTACCGCTCACAGTGGTGATCAATGAGGCGTGATGCTGCGGTGACCGCTGCCTGCAGGGCATCATCGTCCTGTGTGCCGGTCAGGCTCATCGACGCCTTGACGTCTTCAATGGTGCAGTAGTCCTTTGGCGTTGTCATTGCGCACTCTCCATGAAGGCTCGGACTCTGTCCATCCAAAGTTTCTGGTCAGCATCGACCGTTGATCGGCCGAGCTCATAAATCGGGTCGTCTGCGACGGCTTTGTCGTAAAGCGGATGCAAGTGCTCAACTCGAGAGCCAAGCGCAGCTGCAAATTGCTGGCGAGTCTTGGCCAAGAATGACCACTCGTTGTCAATGAACATGTGGCCGTAGCCTTCGTGCGCCACGGTTCCGGGTCCGTCAAACGACGCACCGAGTTCTTCGATGTAGCGACGCTCAATGAGCGGGTGTGTTGCATGTTCGCCACGCGTCACAAATGGGTTGTGGCAATCGTTAGTGGCGATGACTGACTTGTCGTACCGGTTGGCAATGTCCAAAGCGGCGTTCAACCAGCCAGAGTGGAAATGCACGTCGTCGCCAACGAACAGCAACCAGGGCTCATCGGTTTGCGCTACGGCGTAGTTGGCTTTGACGGCAAAAGAACCAGACTTCGTTATGACTCGGCCACCATTGGCCAGCACCGTGTCGGCCATGATCTTGTCGCCCTCTTCAACGACGAAGTATGGCGTTGCCAGTCCTGTCGAAGCCCGCAGCGACTCAATGAGCGGTGCAACGTTTTGAGGTCGATGTAGCACCGGCACAATGACCGCACAGCGATCCGTTGCTGGTGGTGGCTGTTCGGTATCCCAAAAGTCCATTTCGTTGAGCCACGACACTTTGGCGTGGCTGGTGCGAGCACCGGTGTGGATGAACAATGGGATCTCAAGACGACGGCAACGGTCAAAAAACGAAATGTCTTCGCTGATCCACACACCGTCTTCGCCCAAAATGCGGGTGAAGTGATTAGGGCCATGATTGTTGAAAACACATTCAAGTGCGTTGCGGTGCATGAGCAGCATGGCAGCTCCGGTTGCACCGGCAGAAATAAGGCTGTTGACCGGAAAATGCGTTTGTCCAACGAAGCGGTGGAAGCCGTCGTCGCACTTTGTCCAATTAAGAATGGTTGGATACGCCCTAGTGATGAAACCGCCCATGCCGTCGGGCACGATTTGACGGTTGGCAAAACAAAGCCCACCAATGATTGGACGAGCCACCGGGTCAGCGACCTCGAGCATCTTGTCCAAAATGTCTGGCTCGAAGCCCATGTCGGTGTCGACCATGAGCATCCAGTCGCAATCGCTCTCTAGGAACGAAGTGACCAAGGTGTTTCTACCTTCGGGAAGCCCACCAGACGAGCAAAATGCAGTGATGCGATTCTTGATGCGCTGATTGGTGACCGAGTCGTACATGAACAGCTGCTCTTTTGAGCGTTCAAACGATGCGCTGACGTCGGGGCCGTGCAGGAATGCAACGACGGTGTCTTGGTTATTGGGCACGCTTCACCGTCCGACGCTCCCCTGGTGCTCTTGTAGCGGTTTCAACCAATGCCGGCGCAACAGTGCGTCGAACAGCGTTAGTTGGGCATTCGGCAGAAAAGAAGTCAGGGTGAGACGTCACAAACGGATCGTCGGCTGCCCATGGTTCGCCATGCATCACGCGCACGGTGTAGCCAAGGGCAATGTCGGGAACTGCTGCGGTAGCTGTTGCGTAAACAATGGAAGTCATGGCACTCCTAGGCGGTTGGTTATGGCGGGAAGTCGCAAGGGGTGTCCGCCCGCCATGTACGGACACCCCTCACAACAATGTGGTCCCGGAGGATCAGCTGGTCTTGTTAGCCAATCCACGGAACGCGGCCGTCGAGGTGACGTCGAAGCCGTTGCGAGCAACAGCCAACCAACCGCGCTGTCCAGTAGGACGGCCCGTTGTGGTGTCGAACAGGTGCGAGACCGGCTCGATGGTCATGCCTGCGCGCTGCACAAACACGAACTGGCTGAAGTCACCAACGACTGCGAAGGTGCCTGCGGTGGTTCCGGTTGGCTGCTTCGGTGCGTAGTCCGAGCGGAGCACGGTCTTGCCGAACAACTTAGGGATGCCAGGCTGTTGCAGGTCAACGGAGAACGTGCCACCAGGGCCGCCGGTCGAGAACAAACGGATGTTGTCTTCGGTTGCGACGTTCATGATCCACGTTGAGTTGGCACGGAAACGCTCGAGTTGAGCGCCGTAGACGTTGGACACGTCGGCTGCGCTCAAGGCACCTGCGGTCGTGGTTGCAGTCAAGATGCTTGACGTAGCTGCCACGGACGTGAAGATACCCTTCGGGTTTGGAGCCGAGCCTGAACCGTTGAGCGTGGCGTTGGCGATGAGGTCGGTGTAACCCGAAGCCAAAAGCGAAGCCATTTGCTCGGCGAAGCCTGGGTAGTCCTGCTCAACTTCGATTGAGTAAGGAATGAATCCAGTCGCACGGTTGACAGGGATGCTTGGCTGAGCAAGCGTCGGTGATCCGTCGGCGACAGCTGCGGCTTCTGAACCGTAGCCCCACGACATACCGGCCGAGGTGACACCCTTCCACACGTTGGTGGTGATGGTGACGACGCGGCACACGTCAAGGATCGGCGCGTTGGCAGCTTGCGACGTCAAGATTATGCTGGGGTCGATCAGGACTGGCAAGCCGTGTCCACCTGCGGAACCGGTGCCGTCGCTCATGGCACGGAACTCTTCGAGAGCGCGACGCTCTTCGTTGTTGATGAGTTCTGGGCGTCCCGAGACAGCCTTTTGCCAACCGGTGCGGTAGAAAGGGTTCTCGGTGAGCAGGATGCGACGTGCAACAGCGTCACCGTCTTGGTCTTCGTTGCTCGAGCGAACGAGAGCGTCAACGTGGCGCAGCTGGCGCTCGGCCAACTTCTTGCCATCGGCTTCAATAACGCGCAAAGCGGCGTCACGAGCCTCGGAACGGCTCAGGCTACGAACGTCGGTTGGAGCAACCTTGTCCTTGGCGATGCTGAATGAAGGCATGCCGTCGATGCGGCGAGTCTCCATGGCGTCGACAGCGGCAACCTTGGCAGCGCGCTCTTCGAGCTTTGCCAAGTCGGCCTTGCGGACTTCGAATTCACCAAGCTTGGCGTCAAGTTCGGCGTCAAGTTCAGGCGTTGCAGAGTCGGACGCAACGAGCGACCGGATCTCAGTTTGGAGTTCTGCGAGCTGTGCCCGCGTCTCGTCAATGTTCATTTCCCCTCCAAGGGGTTCATGGCACCGGCCAGAATGGCCAGAGCGCGACGTTGTGATGTGCTGCGTGGCGTGCGCTGGCCGTCGGCCGATGCGGTTACCTCTTTTTTGGCGGTGCTTGGTGCCTGTGCATTGCGGGCGTCGCCCGGCGTTGCAGCAAGCATCCGTTCGACGACAGTTGCGCCCACTCGTTCCGTCATTCGTGCAACGAATTTCGGGTCGTGGTGCAGCTTGTCGATGAATTCATCCGTAAGCGAACGCACGCCAGCGGTGGCGCCAGGGTTCGCAGGGAACGTGACTGGTCCGAACTCAAAGACTTTGGCTCGGGTGATGCGACGCTCAGGGAGCATCTCCGGGTTGCTCGAGGTACGTACCTCGGGATAGGTCCATTGTTCGTCTTGGACTTGGAAACGGAACGATGCACCGAGCACGGAACCGACTTGGCGACCGTCCATGAGTTGTCCTCGAAGAGCCGGCAGCACGAAGTTGCGGTTGTAGTCGGTGTCAAGTAACGGAACTTCGTAGTAGGCGCCTTGAGCGTCGCATTGCAACACTTCAATGGGCCCAAGTGGCTTGTTGCCAATGGCTGGGTCAAAGCCGTGGTCGTACAACACGCGCATGTTCGGCTTGTCGGCTTGAATCGTCTCAGCAAAAGCCTTTGGGTCGATCATTTCAAGAAAGCGGCCTTCGTAAGCCGAGTCGATTTCGTAGGGCTGGTCGAACATTGAGAAGTGGCCGTACAAAACCGGTGCACCTTCGGCGTTGTTGCGCAGCTCGACGCCACCCATGGTGGCTCGGAGCAGGTTTTCGGTTGGCACAACAGCACGCATTGGTAATGCCGCTGATTCCATTTCAACTTGCGGGTCTTCTTGGCCTTCTTGAGCCATTACGGCTGGTTCGTCAGCGTCGTAAATGCCGCACGCTTCCATGTATTCGTCAATGGTGACGCCAGCGGCCTGCACCAAAGCCAGTGCTTGAGCCACAATTGGGTCAAGCGTGGTCATGTCAATGTCTTGAACAAGCACAAGCGCCTCATCGATAGAGGCGTCAACGGCTTGAATTAACGCGTTGGGGTCCACAGTTATTCTCCTGGGTTCAGTTCAGGCGGTGCCGTAGCCGGCAACGTGGGCTGTGCTTCTGGTGCCGTTCCCGGTGTGTCGGCAATTGGTTGCAGTTGCACCGACAAGAAGCCGGTGTGGGTAAGGCCAGCCCATGAGCCGCTCATGATGGAGTCACGAACTGAATTTGGGTCGTAGCCAGCCGAGACCAAAGCGGTCATTGTTGTGGCATCC